CCTCAAGAGGGAAGCGGGGGCGCTAGGCCCCCGCGCTGGATCAGACGGTCGAGAACGGCGAGGCTTCGGTGGCCGTTGCCGACTGAACGATGTTAACGAACCACGTGTCCGCCTTCATGTCGATCAGCTCAATGCTGTCGCCAATGATGCCGCCGCGGGTCGAGCCATCCATCGTGATGCGATTGGTCCCTGCCGCCTCATAAGCAATCGACGTGGTGCCGCCGTCAGCGAACTGAAGGCAGAAGCCCTGAAACACGTCGTTGCCGGTGACCGCGATGGTCGTGGTATTCGAGGTGATCGTGGTGCCGATGAGGAAGCGGAGCGCAAGGCCCGAACCCGTGGCAGCAGGGAGCGTGATGGCAATACCGGCCGCGCGGTTCAGCACGTTGGTGGTGCCAGCCAGAGCCGAGGTCACCGCAAGGGTGGCGGCAGTGGCAGACGTGACAGAGCCGACGGCAGCGCCGTTGATCTGTGCGGCGGTCGCGGTGACTTCCACGTCAGCAATCGAAAGGACGCCCACGTTCACGGTATTCGGGAAATTAGTAATCTGGCCCATGATCATCTCCTTATGACAACAGGCCACAGTCGGGAGTGACCACCGCATGGGTGCGGCATGACCTGTTCGGGTCCATATGCGTACCACGGAGGGGGTGCAAAAGAAAGGCCCGCACGAGGCGGGCCAAGGTGGTTGGGTAGGGAGAACCCATGCGTCAAACCGAGAGGGAGGAAACCATCGGTTAGGCAGTCTGTTTAGCACAGCCGACAAAAAAGAAAAGGCCCGCCGAAGCGGGCCTTCCCTGCGAACCCTCGACGGGATCACGGAGCGCCGGGCGAACCCCAAGTGGCGAGGTAGTCGCTGATGCCGAAGGCATAGCGCTCGCGCATCTTGTAGCGCATGTTGCCGGTGTCGAAATCACCGTCACTGTCTTCCGACAGCGGCACACGGTTGAAGTACTTGAAGCCATCCGACACGTCGGTCAGAAGGAACCAAGCATCCGGGTCCGTGAGGTAGTGATTTACGGCAAAACCCTCAGGCACAGACGCAGAAGTACGTACTGCGTTCACGTCGTTGTTTGCCGTACCCGGCTGAAGCTGGGTTTCGAGCAGACGGATCGCGGTGTACTGCAGATCAATCGGCACGATCATCTTACGCACGCGGGCGTTGATGAGCTTGCCGCGATCATCCGTCCACTTGCCGATCTGGATGATGGCCGCTTCGAGCGACGTTTCATTCAGGTCGACCGGGGTGGTCGGACGGTTCGAGATCACCGGACCGGCCACCTGCGGGTGGGCGGTGTTGTACAGCGACACGCCGTCACCAGTCAGGAAGGTCGTGAAGCCGTTGTTGAGAACGGCAGCAGCCTTGATCTGCTTGGTGTTCGCCATGGAACGAGCGAGTTCCTTGGTGTAGCGGGCCGACAGGCTGTCGTAGAGGTTGTCTTCAAAGGCTTCCTGCGTGAGCGCGAAGCCCATGGAGATCGTCTCCATGACGTAGCGGGTGGTGTAGCCTTCCTGCGCGGTATCGAACAGGGTAGCAGCACCTTCCTGCTTGACCGGGGCGTTGCCGAACGAGGTGATCTTCTGATCTTCCTCGAAGGAGCGCTCCGAGCCGTACTCGGTGTAGATTTCCTTGTGCTCCTGTTCGTAACGGTTGTATTCCAACCCGAACAGGGCATTCAGACCCGGGAGAAGCTCCTTGAGGAGCTGGGCACGTGAAATTGCGGCCATTTAAGTGTGCTCCTCTTAGACGCCAGTGGTCGAAACGTACTGGTGACCAACGTTCCACTTGACGAGGACGTTGGCATACGTGTCGGTCCATTCATTGTTGGGCTCCTCGACGAGGCCCACGATGCGCAGCGGCAGCGTGTTGGTGGTCGAGCAGGACGAACCATTCAGCGAGTTCTTCGACTTGCCGAAGGTAGCCGAGCCAGCGGTCTGGACGATAGCGGCGTTGAGGCCGTTCACTTCCGAGCCGGTGTTCGAGCCGCCGTCGGTCAGCGAGCCGTTGGCCTGAATGGCGAACACGCCGTTCGGGTCGGTCACGACCTTGGCGTACACGGTGTAACCCGTGGTGATGCCGGGCCAGTACTGGCTGTCGACAGCGTAGCCAATCGAGTTGATGTAGCGGCAGCCGACGAAGATGCCAATCGGCGTCAGCGAGGTCGTGCCACCATCCTTCTCGATGGTGCCGCCGGTGACCTTCTTGACGACATCGCCAAAGTAGATCGCGGTGCTGTAACCATCAGCGATGTTCAGGGTTTCAAAGCCCTGAGTGTTGTACCCGGCGGCGAGGTTCTCAACCGGAACCATCCCGTAGGGATATGCAGAAGAGGCCATTTGCCAAATCTCCTAGTTGGTGCTCTGCCGATCACCGACCGAAGACAGTTTTGCGCTGATTTTCACGGAACTTCTTCATGCGCTCATCGCTATCACGAAGGTACGTGTTCTCTGCGCTATCCATCTCCGCCGCTGTCCGGCGCTGATAATAGTCCTTGCGCTGCTCTGCCATCTCCTCAGGCATCTTGCAGAGGATCAGGCCGCCGACTTCGACTTTGCCTGACGTCTGACCGACGCTGAGTTCGAGCATCAGTTCGGGATGGTCCGCGGCGTCAACCGGCTCCCACCCTTCGCGGATGCGCTTCTGGTAGTTGGTCTTGTCTTCGGTGTTGCGCGTTGCCGTCCGAACCCACTTGAAGACGTATCCGTCCTGCGGAAGCGGGTCAGGCAGCATCGTGGGTTCGACCCAAGACCTGCGGCGAGAGGACTGCTCTCTGTTCTCAAAAGACCGGGGCGTACGCGCCGTGGGTGTTTCGATGATCTCGTCCCAAGGATTGTTCATTCCGGTCTCCTTCAATTTGCACCATCGCCGCCGCGCTGCATGCTCTTCAACTTCTGAGCTGCATACGCCTGCGGGGAAACGCCGAGCCTCTTGGCGATTGAAAGCTCGGACCTCGTTAGCGTCACCGTGCGCGAATTTTTCGGTGCTGCGACAGGATTGTCGCGGGTAGCATCGGCAGTCGCGTTGGGGCGGCGAGCAGGACGCTTCCGCTCTTCGCCCGTATCTTCGTCACCGTCCTGTTCGAACGGGATATGCTCTTTGTACACAGCTTTCATCCCCTCGTCCAGTTCTCGGGTGTATTCGGGGCTGGACGGCTGTACACCCCTAGCAACAAGGCTTTCGTGGATGGACAAAGCGAACTTTGTCTTGGCCTCGTTACCCGGCTGACCAAACCACGTATTACGGCCCAGCCACGCAGCGACGTTCGGGGCAAGCTGCTGAGGCTGCTGCACCGGCTGCTGGTACTGGGGCTGCTGATACTGAGGCTGAGCCTGCTGCTGAGCCGGTTCTGTACGCGCGGGCATCCGCTGCCGGATGGCGATCTCTTCGGCCGCCAGCTTCGAGATGTAGGCCTGAAGTTCGGCGATGTTATCGCTGTCGCCGTTGGCGTGAGCGATCTTGAGGCTCTGCTTGGCTTCACGCATCGCCGTTTCGTTACGGCTCAGCATGCTGTCAGCGAGAGCCGCGCCGCCCATTTCGACGCGACGTCGCATTTCTTCGGCTTCCGCCTGCGCCATGCGTGCCGCGTCTATGGCCGCGTTAAGCTGACGCTGCGCCTCCTCTTTCGCACGGCGTTCAGTCTCTCTCTCGAAACTAAGCCGCTTGATGCGAGCTTCAATCTTCTTTTTTCCAAGAGCACGCAGGTCTTCGACCTGATCTTCCATATCAGGGTCGGGCTCATAAGAAGTAGGACGGCCCCTGTCCTCTTCGGGGGTGTCGTCCTCCTCAACGATGGTGAAGCCGTTGGGGTCGGCGTTGTCCAGATCGACTTCAACAGTGTCAGGAAGCTCATCTGCACTCGCCGGAAGAGTGATCTTGTCGCCTTCATCGCCGCGCGATGCACGAAAACTTTCACGAGCCATCAGAGGCCTCCCACGTTAGCGCCAGCCGGGATGGTCGCCGTGATCTCGTCGTCCGAGAGCATGCGGAACTCAACCCCTTCGATCTTGAACCGCTTGCCCGCATAGCGCGAGAACAGAACGGTATCGCCGATCTTGCACCACGGACCCGACGGGAACCGCGGGCGAGACGCGAGAACGGTGATCGGCGTGCCGGGAGGAAGGTCCTTCGGCATCTTGGGTTCGGCGTCGACGTAGCAGTCCGGGCCCATCGCAATGACAGTGCCCACCACAGAGGCGGCGCGTTCACGGTCGGAGACGGTTTCGGGGATATAAATGCCCGATTTGGTCCGCACTTCGATCTCGGGCAGGGCCACAAGCATGAAATGACCGACCGGGTCGGGGGCGTGCATCATCCCGAGGTCTTCATCGGGCTTTTCTTCGGGCATAACCGGCGGAACCGGGGTCTTTTGCGCTGCGGCGGACAGCGTGGGGAACTTCTGCGCCAAATCAGTCGTCAAGATCGTCTCCGTTTTCGAGGCTCTTGCGCTCTTCGTGCCAAGCCAGAAGCTCACGCAACGAGGCGATGCGGCCTACTACCTCGCGGTAGGTCGCATAATCTGTCGGCTGACCCGACAGAATGACGGTAGTCAGTGCGTCGATCTTTTCCTTGATCTCTCGGATGATCGCGTTCATTCAACCGGCCCTCCCGGTACCGGCGCGGCAGGCGGCGCGGGCGGCTGCATCATGGGCGCGGCCTTGGCGGCAGCGACCAAGAGAGACGCAACTTGCGCCATCTGGCTGTTCTGCATGTCGGAAGCGGCCTTGGCAGCTTCGAGCTGCTGCTTGTCGACGGCGAGGCCCTTCTGAACTTCGACCGCGAGGGTCGAACGTTCGGTTTCCGACATCTCCTTGAAGATGGCGAGCAGCGCCTGCATACGCCGGTCGGCTTCCTTCTGGCCGATGTTGGCCAGCGCCAGCTCTTTCTTGTCCTGCTGGGCCTGCGCCTTGATCTGGATTTCGGCTTGCTGGGCCTGAAGCACCGGGTCGTTGGCAGCCTGCTGGGCCGCCATAGCCTTTTGCTCCATCGTGTTCTTGTTGAGCAGCTTGTCGGCCGCTTTTGCGCTGAGGTCCGCGAGCTGGTACTCGATATCGGACGGGAGCGGCTCGCCCGGGGGCGGCAGCGGCACGCCAAGCTCCAGCTCGATCTGCTTGCGGTATTCGAAGGCAATATGCTCTTGAAT